GCGGCAACACTTGTTGGTGACAACGGAGCGTCCGTTGCCTTTACGCCATCGACTAGCAACAATGGATCAACAATTACAGTATACACCGCTGTATCAAGCCCCGGAGGATTTACAGGGACTGGCGCAACATCGCCGATCTCAGTATCTGGCCTTGGGTTTAGCACCAGTTATACGTTTACCGTGTATGCGACAAACGCTATTGGTAACAGCGCATCTTCGTCTGCATCTAATAGCATCACAACAAACGCTGCTGCTGCTACATACCTTATCCAAGCGGCTGGTGGTGGTGGTGGCACGGGCGGCGGCGGGGCTGGTGGTTACCTTGCGGGCAACTTTGTTTATTCCACGGGGGTTGCTTATCCGGTTGTTGTCGGCACGGGCGGGGCTGGGAACCAGTGGTCGCCGGGGACTAACGGTAACGACTCGTCGGTGTTTAGCCTAACAGCAACAGGTGGTGGCGGCGGCGGCGGGTACGCAGCGTCAGGCACAACTAGCAATGGTAAAAACGGCGGCTCCGGCGGCGGAGCGGGTATCTACCCCGGCACAGCAACGGCTGGCACGGGTGTTTCTGGACAGGGTTATGCTGGCGGCATTGGATATGCAGCATCTCCGTATTCTGGTGGCGGCGGTGGCGGTTCAGCCCAAGTGGGCCGTGCCGCATCAATTCCACCTGATTCAACTCAGGGAATGGGTGTCGGCGGTAATGGAACTGCGAACACAATCCTTGGTGTTAATTCCACAGCAACTTTTGTGGGGGCTATTGCCAATAACACATTGACGGTTTCGTCTGTATCCACTGGAACAATAACTGTTGGTATGGTGTTTACGGTTCCATCATTCTATAACCCAGCAACGGGAACTTCTTACACATCTACTCTCCAGTCCATCATTGCTCTTGGCACTGGAACTGGCGGTGCAGGAACGTATTTGGTGTCTTGGCCTCAGACGTTGGCATCTACTACATTGACTGGCGTTGCGTATTTTGGCGGCGGCGGTGCGGGTGGTGCTTTTGTTAACGGCACATGGCCTACCACAACTATTGGCGGTGGTATGGGTGGCGGCGGCGCGGCAGCGGCGGCGTATAATACTGCTCCTTACGATAAATCTGGTCGTCCCGGCGTTCAGTATCTTGGCGGTGGCGGCGGCGGTATTGCTGGTGAATCTGTTGCTGGAACCAGCGGTGCGGGTGGAACGGGTGTTGTTATTATCAGGTCCGCAGGGGCCGCTGCTTCAACGACTGGTTCTCCGACAGTGCTTCGGTCTGGCGCGGGCAGCACAGGGGATTACATCTACAAATTCACTGGCAACGGTTCTATAACTTGGTGATGTAATGGCAAACTTTGCAAAACTTAACGATCAAAATGTTGTGATTGATGTTAATGCCGTGGCAAATGCTGTGGTGGATGATTTGCCGTTTCCAGAAAGCGAGCCTGTTGGGGTTGCATTTTTAACTGAATGGTCTGGTGGTTACACAAACTGGAAACAGACATCCTACAATGCAAGTTTCCGTAAAAATCTGGCGGGTATTGGATATACATATGATGCCGTGCTTGATGCGTTTATCGCCCCAAAGCCGTATCCAAGCTGGTTGCTAAACACAAATACATGCCAGTGGGTTCCTCCCACCCCTTACCCTTCTGACGGAAACATGTATACTTGGGACGAAGCCACACAGTCATGGGTGAAGGTCAATGTCTAACATTCCAATAACAAACCTACCCCAAGCTGTTTCCATAACTGGTTCGGAAGAAATCCCTGCTGTTCAATCAAACTCTTCCGTGCGCGTGACGGCGCAGCAAATTGCTGATTTAAACACAAATACTGGCACGGTTACACAGATTGATACAACGGCTCCTATCACTGGCGGGCCAATAACAACATCCGGCACAATCGCCTTGGCATCTCAGGGCGTCACCAATGCCTATCTTGCATTGATGCCTGCTTACACGCTGAAGGGCAATGCCACTGGCGCGGATGCTGTTGCACAGGATTTGACGGCGACACAAGCTCTTGGAGTCCTTGGTATTGGCAGTATTGCCAATAATACGCTGTTGGGGAACGTGTCAGGTTCAACGGCAAACCCTACCGCAAACACCTTGTCGTCCTATATCGACAGCGCAATCAGCAGCACTCAAGGGTCTCTTCTTTACAGAAACGCCTCAAGCTGGGTAGCTCTTGCGCCGGATACAGTAGGCAAAGTTCTCAGCACCAATGGCACAGCGGCTAATCCGTCATGGATTGCAATAGCTGGCACGGGGACTGTTACATCTGTTGCGACAGGAACTGGTCTAACAGGTGGTCCAATTACGTCATCTGGGACAATCAGCATTGCCAATACGGCGGTGACGGCTGGCACATATGGCTCCGCAAGTCAGGTTCCGACATATCAGGTTAACGCTCAGGGCCAGTTAACCAATGCAACCAATGTGGCGATTGCCATTGATGCTGGCGCGGTAACAACTGGCATTTTGCCGATTGCCCGTGGTGGCACTGCAAATGCTTCGACACCGCTTGATGGTCAGTTGCTGATCGGCAATGGCACAGGCTATTCGCTGAATACAATCTCGGCTGGGGCGGGTGTTACGGTTGCCAACAGTGCTGGCGGTATTTCTGTCGGACTGACCAACACGGCTGTTTCCAGCGGTTCTTATGGCTCGTCTTCTTCGGTTTCGACATTCACTGTGAACAGTCAAGGCCAGTTGACCGCTGCCGCTTCCGTGCCAATCAATGCCGTTGCGTTGACCACGGGAACTATTAGCACTGCGCCATCTAGTTCCATAGACATTGTGAACAAAGATTACGTTGATTCGGTTGCTCAGGGTTTGAACTTTCATGCGGCTTGTAATTACGCATCAACCACCAGCAATGTTTACACTGCCACCTATTACAATGGCCCAGCCAACAATGGCGTTGGGGCCACGCTGACAAACGCTGGTGCAAATGCTGCGTTTGCTATCGACAGCGTGACAATGACAAGTGGCAATATCGGCAACCGTTTGCTGATTAAGAACCAAGCTGACGCCGCCCAAAATGGGGTTTACACGCTGACAACAGTTGGCAGTGGGTCTGTAGCATGGGTTCTGACACGCGCTACCGATTATGACACCAGCGGCACGGGAACCAATGAAATTGATGCTGGCGACTTCTTCTATGTGCTGTCGGGCAATACGCTTGCCAACACATCTTGGGTTCAGCAAACACCACTTCCGATCATCGTTGGAACAACCAGCATTGTCTTTACTCAGTTTGGCGCACAGACCGCCTATTCGGCTGGCACGGGCCTGACGCTTCTTGGAACCACATTCAACATCACCAACACGGCTGTTACCGCCAATAGCTATGGCTCGGCGTCGTCTGTTGGCACGTTCACTGTAAACGCACAAGGGCAGCTTACAGCGGCTTCTAGCACCAGTATCGCCATTGACGCTGCGGCAGTGACAACTGGGACGCTGCCTGTCCTGCGCGGCGGCACGGGCGTAACAACCAGCACAGGTTCGACCAATGTTGTCCTGAGTAACAGCCCGACCCTGACCACGCCATTCATCAGCCAGATCAATGGCGGTTCTGCGGTTAGTTCCACCCTGACCTTGCAATCGACAACGGGCGTTGGTTCGTCTGACAGCATTGTCTTGAAGGTGGGCAACAACGGCGCAACAACCGCCATGAGTGTGGCAACGACTGGCATTGTATCATTCCCAACCACAGGTGCGATTTTCTTCCCGACAAGCACTACGGGAAACAGGCCAACTGCGGCAACGGGTATGCTCCGGTTTAATACCACAACAACCGCTTTTGAAGGTTACAATGGCACGGCGTGGGGTTCTATTGGCGGTGGTGCTACAGGTGGTGGAACTGACCAGATTTTCTATTTGAACGGGCAGACAGTCACCACAACTTATGATATACCGTCAGGCCAGAACGCTGGGACATTCGGCCCTGTAACAGTTAATAGCGGGGCGGTTGTCACCGTGCCATCTGGTTCAACTTGGAGCATTGTCTGATGCCTGTAAAATTAAACGGTTCCACTTCAGGGTATGCCCAGATCAGTGCGGCAGCGGTAGCGGCAAGCAACACACTTACCCTTCCTGATGGCAACTCCACGCTTGTTGATCTGGTAACAACACAGACCCTTACCAACAAGACGCTGACAAGCCCAACCCTGACCACTCCTACGATTACCAGCCCGACAATCAACGGGACGCCCGTTATGGGGGCAAGTGTCATTACTTCTGCGACTGTTCAAACATCAACCAGCGGCACAAGCATTACGTTTTCGTCCATCCCATCTTGGGTTAAACGTATTGTTGTGATGTTGAACGGGGTGTCCACAAGCGGGACTTCAAGAGTTATTGTCCAGTTAGGTGCTGGTTCGGTTACAGCAACTGGGTATCTGGGAGCAACGACCCAAGTGCAAGACGCAGGAACTCCGACAGGGGTTAACTTTTCAACAGGTTTTCTTACAGATTTAGCCGCAAATGCTACTGCTGTTCGATATGGGCAGATTGTTCTAACTTTGCTTACAGGAAATACTTGGGTCGAAGCTGGCGCAGTTGGTCGGTCTGATGCTGCAACAACTTCTACTTCTGGCGGCGTCATTGCACTTTCTGGCACGTTGGACCGCGTTGTGGTTACTACTGTTAACGGCACAGACACGTTTGATGCTGGTTCTATCAACATTCAGTATGAATAAGAGGGCGACATGGCAATCACGCTAGACGGAACCACTGGCATCACAGCCCCCGGCGTAACGGACACAGGTAACCTTAGTGTTACTGGAACGTCCACGCTTACTGGCGCGGTTTCTCAGACAAGTTCGTCCACTGCTGCATCGTTCATCCCGACTGGTTCAACCGTGCCAGCCAATGGTATGTATCTGTCAGCCGCTAATACGCTAAACCTTGCCACCAACACCACCAGTCAGGTGTCGATCTCCTCTGGCGGTATTGTCACAGGCACGGCTGGCAACTTGATGCTAGTGCAGGGGACCGCACAGGCATCGACCAGTGGAACAAGCGTTAACTTTACAAGCGTTATTCCTTCTTGGGCAAAGCGCGTTACAATGGCGTTTAACGGCGTGTCTACAGGTAGCACCAACAATCTTATTGTTCAATTAGGCGTAGGTGGCACTTATGTAATTACAGGCTATTCCGCGCAAACTACTGGTATCGCAAGTTCATCTGGGGCAACATCCTCTTCAACCGTTGGTTTCCCTATTTACCACAATGTTGCTACATACGCTTGGTCTGGCGTTGTTACGCTGCAAAATGTTTCTGGCAATATTTGGGTGGCTAGCGGTGTTCTTGGTAACGCAACTACTACTGCACTTTCGGCGATGACCTCTGGGGTTATATCGTTAGCGGGTGTTTTAGATAGTGTGCGCGTAATTGCTAGTGCAACAGGTTCGCCATCAGATACATTTGACGCTGGTTCCATCAACATTCAGTGGGAATAAGGATTCTATCATGGGCCTCAAGGTTGACACTATTCAGAATCCATCATCGGCGACAGTCAATCTGACGCTTGATACCAGCGGCAATGTGGCTGTTGGTAACAACATGACTGTGGCAGGAACCAGCACGTTTACGGGTTCATTGGGCAACATTACGGCTGGAACGGTCACGGCTTCTGGCCTTGTTACAGGCGCAACTGGCGCGTTATATCCAATCGTCAATGGAACCGCCCAGGCATCCACCAGCGGAACAAGCATTACATTCACAGGTATTCCCTCTTGGGTGAAGCGCGTCACCGTTAATATTTCTGGTGTTTCAACTAGTGGAACTTCCAATTTGCGATTCCGCATTGGCCCCGTTGCTGGCGTTGAAACAAGCGGCTATCTTGGATCAAGCACTGGCTTCGCTGCCACAACTCTTGCCACCGTTCAGTTTACGGCTGGGTTTGATATAAATGACGGTGGCACAGCCGCCGCTGCTCGTAACGGGTCATTTGTGTTTTCTTTGTTAGATGCTGCGACGAACACTTGGTCCATGTCTGGAACTCAGGGCCAGAGCAACACAAACATCGCATCTTTTATTGGTGGCTCAAAACCACTTGCAGGTGCGCTTAGTGTTTTGTCTGTGACAACAACCAACGGCACGGATACCTTTGACGCTGGCACAATTAACATTCAATACGAGTAAGCCATGATCAACCTCTCCCTTACCGTTGAACAAGTGAACCTGATCCTCGCCTCATTAGGCCAACGCCCATATGTTGATGTGGCTGATCTGATCCACCGCATTAAGATTGATGCCGAGACCCAACTGGCTCCAAAGCCGCCTGAGCCAGACGAGGACTAACATGGATACGCAAGTCATATTCAACATTGCCATCTCCTGCGGCGGTGGCTTGGCACTTTGGGTGCTGAATGAAATGACACGCAAAATCCAGCGGCTTGAGGACAGGGTTGATGAGGCGCATCGCACGTTTGTCGCAAAAGATGATTACCGTACCGACATCAAAGAGCTAAAAGAGATTCTGAGCAAGATTTTTGATAAGTTGGATAATAAAGCGGATCGTTCTGACGTAAGAGAGCGTCAATAAGCAAGAGAATAGCATATGGACCCGTTAACAATTCTTGCAGTCGCACAAACAGCTTATGCGGCTATTAAGACTGGAATTGCTGCGGGTAAAGAAATCCAGCACATGGCTGCGGATTTGTCTGACCTGTGGGGTAGCCTAGCCAAATTAACCCAGCTAGCCGCAGAGCCTCCCAAGAAGACCTTTTTCAATGACAAAAGCGCAGAGCAAATCGCCATCGAACGGTATACCGCCAAAGCTGAAGCCCTTGACCTAACGCTTAAAGCAAGGAACCTGTTTGTTGGAACATATGGATTGGCGGCATGGGATCAGGTGCAGCGTGAGGTGATTAACATCCGCAAGGAGATTGAACGCCAGCGGTGGCAGGATGAGAAGGACAGGGCTGCTAAACTAGAAGAAATTCGGGAAGCAACTGTTGTCACTCTGATTGTTATGTTCGGTGTAGCTGTAATTTTCTGCGTGGGCATTATACTGATGGGGACGAAATGAATGGACATGAAAACAATCGGTGGCCTTTTGGGTCAAATAGCACCAACCATAGCAACAGCTATTGGTGGACCAGTCGCAGGGATGGCGGTCAAGGCATTGGCAGGCGCATTGGGACTGTCTCAGGACGCTTCATCGGACGATGTTCAAACGGCCTTAATGAACGCAACGCCAGAACAGTTGGCAGCGGTCAAGAAGATAGACGCCGACTTCAAGGTTCAAATGAAGGAATTGGACATTGACCTTGAAAGGATTGCAGCGGGGGACCGAGATTCTGCCCGTAACATGCAGATGCAGACTAATGACTGGATACCACGCGCCATGGCTGTCATGGTCACGTTTGGGTTCTTTGGCATTTTAACTTGGTTGCTGACAAAGGGCGTTCCCCCTACGGGGTCTGAGACATTGATTTACATGCTTGGCGCGTTAGGGACGGCTTGGACAGGTATTGTCCAGTTCTATTTTGGCTCGTCGGCTGGCAGCAAAGCAAAAACTGATGCACTGGTGGCAGGAGAGAAAAAGTGAAAGACAATTTTGAACAGTGCTTTGTTATGCTCCTGAAGCATGAAGGTGGCTACGTTAACAATCCAAAAGACCCGGGCGGCATGACCAACCTCGGCGTAACAAAGCGCGTGTGGGAAGAATATGTCGGTCATCCTGTGGACGAAACAACAATGCGCGGGTTAACGCCCGACATGGTTGCCCCGCTGTATAAGAAAAACTACTGGGATGTTTGCCACTGCGACGATCTTCCTGATGGGGTTGATTACGCTGTATTTGATTTGGCAGTAAACAGTGGAACACGCCGCGCTGCCAAAATGCTGCAAAAAGCCGCTGGCGTTGCTGATGACGGGGCTATTGGCCCTGCAACTATGAAGGCCGTTTCTGAGTGCAATCCGCATGATTTGGCTCTTGATATATGCGAATTACGCCTAGCTTTCTTGCAAGGACTGCCAACTTGGGATACATTCGGCAAAGGTTGGGGCCGTAGGGTTGCAGAAGTTGAAAAAACTGCAAGTTCCATGCTGGCGTAAAGGAACTGTGGCATGACAACTGGATTAAGTTACGATGGCACGGTAACTGGCACAACCAGCTATGTCACGCAGATAGCGACTATGGCTGTTGTAGAACAGACTGATCCTGCATTTGTCATTATTCTGCCACAGATGATCACCTATGCGGAAAACCGCATTTACCGTGAATTGGACTTTCTGTTTACATCTGTTGCGTCAACAGCGTATGGTTTGACGGCGGGAAACCGGACTATTTCAGTTCCCACTGGCACGTTTGTGGTCCCTGAGCAAATTAACCTGATTACTCCTGCGGGGACGACAAACCCTGATGAGGGAACCCGCGTTCCACTGTTGCCAACCACAAAAGAATTCTTGGATCAGGTTTATGGCTCTGGGCTTGCGGCTAACCGTGGGCAGCCCAAGTATTTTGTGCCGTTTGATGATTACACCTTCTTGGTTGGTCCGTATCCTGACAGTGCCTACACTTGCGAAATCATTGGGACGTATCGCCCTGACAGTTTGTCAGCAACTAATACAACCACATTCATCAGCCTTTATCTGCCTGATTTGTTTATTATGGCATCAATGATCTATGTGTCAGCTTACCAGCGTAACTTTGGACGCGCCAACGACGACCCTCAGATGGCAGTCAGCTACGAAAGCCAGTATCAGGCCCTGAAGGCTAGTGCGATGGGCGAAGAAAACCGCAAGAAGTTTGAAGCTGCGGCTTGGTCTTCGCAGGGTGCGTCTTCTACAGCCACACCAACGAGGTAAGCCATGCCTCACGCAGCCCTTAAACTTCAGCCGGGTGTTGATCAAACCAAGACCCCTGCTCTTAATGAAGCAGCCATTTCTGAAAGCCAGTTGGTCAGATTTTTCCCTGACCGGACATTGGGTGGGCTTGTTCAGAAATTGGGTGGTTGGTCTAAGTATATTCCAACACAAGCTGGTTCTATTGTTCGCAACTTGTGGGCATGGGAAGATACCAATGCTAATTCTTATTTAGGCATTGGGGCAGAAGGCAAAGGCCCTATTACGGTTACTGGCGCGTCTGGGACTGGCACAACTGTAACCCTGACATACACAGGCCCATTTGTTTTCAGGGCGGGTTTTTACATTACCGTGGCAGGCATGAACCCAAGTGCCTACAACGGGACGTATGCTGTTACAACCAGCACTAATTCATCTGTGTCCTTCGCAAGTGCAACAACTACCGCTTTTGTATCAGGTGGGACAATCACTGGCGGCGGTGGGTCTTTGTTGGTTGCTAACAATGGTGGCGTGAATGACATAACGCCCCAGACCCTTACTGGGAATGTCGCTGTTAGCTTCACAACGGTATCCGGGTCAAACAAGGTCAAAATTACCGTTACAGGCAGCAATGCTCAGGACGTAGATGCTTTTGATATTCAAACGCAAGTCAGCGTTGGCGGCATTGTCCTATTTGGCCTGTATCAATGCTTTGAAAACACGGCAAACGACTTTTATGTCTATGCGTATGATGTTACTGGCGCGGCTAATAATGCGACATCAGCAGTTGCCAATGGTGGTGCGGTCCCATCTTTTACAACCGCCGTTAATACCAGCGCAATCAGTGTCACGCTTAACAATCATGGTTATTATGCGGGTGACACTTTCCCGGTATTGGTCGCAACAACAGTGGGCGGCGTGACAATTTACGGTAACTACACCGTTGTCCAATCCCCTGCCCCGACAACGAATACGTTTTATATCCAAGGGAAAACCATAGCTACCTCCACGGCAACGGGGTCTGAAAACGGTGGCCAACTTCATTATGTTTTCTACCGTGGCATTGGATCAACTTATTCTGCCGGTGGGTATGGTGAAGGTGGGTATGGCACGGGCGGTTATGGCACAGGTGCAGACGGCCCAAATACCAGCATTACAGGTGTCCCCATCAATGCAGAAGACTGGTGCTTGGATAACTGGGGTCAGGTTCTTGTTGCCAATCCTTTGAATGGGCCAATCTATGTCTGGAACCCAGAATCCGGCGATGTAATAGCTAACGTCATCCCGGAAGCACCGACCGTAAATGCGGGTTGCTTTGTTGCAATGCCACAACGGCAAATCGTCACATGGGGATCAACCAGCACTGGGATTTCTGACCCTCTGTTTATCCGTTGGTGCGATGTTAATAATTACAACGACTGGACACCCACGTTAGTCAATCAGGCTGGCAGCTACCGTATTCCTAAAGGCTCCAGAATTGTGCAGTGCATCCAAGGTCCGCAACAAGGGCTTGTTTGGACTGATCTGGGTGTATGGGCGATGCAGTATGCTGGGCCTCCTTACGTCTACCAGTTCAATGAATTGGGCAATGGGTGTGGTCTTATCGGGCGCAGGGCGGCTGGCTCGGTAAATGGCATTGTTTATTGGATGGGGCCAAGTCAATTCTACCGCCTTGGCGGGAACGGGGTTGAACCTATTGCTTGCCCTGTGTGGGATGTAGCCTTTCAAGACTTGGACACTACCCAGCTTAATAAAATCAGGGTTGCTCCTAATTCCCGGTTTGGCGAAATCACTTGGTATTACCCAACAACAGGGAACAATGGCGAAGTCAGCCATTACGTCAAATACAACTTTGTCTTAAACCAGTGGGATTATGGCACGTTGGGCCGTACCGCTTGGCTTAACGAATCAGTGCTTGGTCCACCTATTGGGGCTGATCCCACAACCACATACATTTATCAGCATGAAACCAGTCCAAATGCTGATGGGCAGCCAATGACATCTTATTTCCAAACCGGCCA